ACTTTCGGTCATACCATTGCGCCTTTGTTATCTTCTCACTGCCGCAGTTGTAGTAACACGACTTCACCAGAACATTGCCTACACCCTGTATCCAAGCGTGTCCGAAGCCCACAAAGACCAGAGCGCAAAGCAACCTATCTCTCCATCAATCTGTCAATCTTCTCTTCAAGCCGATCAAACTTGCTCATAATCTGCAAGAGAACTTGATTGCTGTCAGTCTTGGTCACATATTCTTTCGCCATTTCCTCACGGCTGCGATTAAGTAAAATGCGGAGGCGATCCAGCTCTTCCCGCTGCGTCTTTAGCCACCAGCCAAGTCCGCCGATGACAACCGCAAAAAGTATATTCAAGATCGCGTCCATTTCCATTTTAGTAACTGCCTTCCCAGACCCGAAGGGCGCTAAATTCGCTGCTCATTAGCTTACGTTTTAACACATCTTTGACCGCTTGTGTATCGGTCCAAGCCACTCCAGCCTCTTTTAGCCACACATTGAGCAAAGCCAGGTCAACATTGCCAACGTGCTTGTAGTCGGAGGCAAAGCTGTTCTTCGTTACCTCACGGGCCTGTGCAGCGTCCTTGAGCATGTGTGATGCGTCAAAGGTTCGCTTGATAACCATGTTGTCGTCGTTATCAAACGAGATATTTTCCGAAATCTTGGTTGATGTATTAATCATTTACCCAAGCCTCGTTGATGTGGATGGTTGACGGATTGTCAGCGCGAAGAGTGCCATTCTCGTTGCGAGCGCGTTTTTTCTTTGCTGGCGCTTTGGCTTTGGCCACTGGCTTTTCAGCCTCAAGCGCACCAGCGCGAATTTCGTTTATTGCTTTGATTTCGTCAGCGGGAAGGTCGATCACGTCGCCTTTGAAAAACTTGCCAGCAGATGTAAAAACATTTGCAACGGTTACTGTGGCTTTTGTCATTTTAGTCTCCGTTTAAAGTGAAAATGGGGGCAGTCTCCCGCCCCCATCTCTTAGATTATGAAGTTGTACAGTCGGCGATGATGCCGTTTGCAGCTTCATTTTTGGCGCAGAGTGTAAGTTCTGTCACAACTTGGCGAGTAGTGTTGTCGCCAGTTTTTGCCAATGCCACGTTCTTCGTGCCACGCAGAGAAGCAACTTCCCACATGTTGTCTTGCATGATGAACACGTCGCGCGAACGGTTTTCGCGGGATGGCATGAACTCTACAGTACCCCAAGGTGTGACGTACACAGCCAAGGATTTAACAACGCGCTCGTCGCCAGCTTGTACGCTGGAACGCTGGTTGTTGTTACCTGTGAAGCCCAGAGCTACATTCATTTGGAATGCAGACAGATACACTGTGTCAGGCTTACCACCAGCAACCCAGATTGACTGCATAACAGTGTCAAAGTTGGCTTGTGAGAAAGCAGCTTGTGTGCCGTCTGTACGGGCGTCTGTACCGTCCCCGGTTGGGTCTGCACCGCCGGAACCAGCTACGGTGTTTGTTGTCAACCAAGCTGGCGCACCTGCAAGCTCACGAGCAACTGTAGAGGAACCAGCTGCACGAGCATTGTTGTCGAAAAGTGCTTTTTCGATGTCCAATTTTTGCTCTTTGGCGATTTTAAGTGTTTGATATGCAATCTCTTTTGCGCGACCTGCGTTATCGACATTATCGTCGGAGTCAGATACGACAACGGCGTTTTTGAAGATTTGCGTGTAGTTGCCCAAACGAGTTGTCGCTGTGCGAGCCTCGGCAGTGGTTGCGTCACCCTCGATGTGAGCGTTGGCGGCAGAAGCGCGGAGGCTGTCTGTTTGCCACTCTACGAAAGTGTTGCGTGCGGCCTTTTTAGCAGACTTGCTGTAAAAGGGTGTTTCCTCTGGCGAAATGTTGTGGATAACATCGCTGAGGTCTTCACGGATACCCACGGAATCATAGGTATCAAATGTGTTGGTTGGCTGTGCCATTAGTTTGTCCTTTCAAAGACTTACTGATTTAAGATCAAGCTCAATGCGTCGTCGATTGAGCCAGTTTTCTGCAAGCGCGACTGCGCTTTTTTACGAGTTGCAACATTTCCGTCTTGCCGCTTTTTCGCACCAGCTTTCACCACTGGCCGGGCTTTCTCACCTTTGGCCTGTGCTGATTTGCGCTTGGCCACCAGTGCGCGGTACTTGCGGGCGTCATTCAACGCTCGCACATAACGTGCATCTGACACGGCAGCCATTTCGTCTGCCGTAAAGCCATATTCCATGCCAACATTAACCAGCTCACCCTTCAATTTCTCACCCTTTTCTGGGTCAGCCATCTCTGGGATATGTTGCTTCAAGATTTCAGCCTGCTCTTGCAGATACGACTGGTGCGCCTGCGTTTGCTGCTGAGCTTGTTGCTGCTGCATTTGTTGCATTTGGAATAAGTTTTGGTCGTACTGTGCCTTACTCTCGTCATACTTGAGCTTTTCTTCCATGTACCCGATTGGGTCACTTTCAAACAACTCGCGTGTTGGCGGGGTTGGGGCTTGCAGTCCACCGCTTTGTGCTTGCTGGTGCAGCTGCAAAATTTGTTGCTGCTGCTGTTGCAATACGGCTGCCTGCTGCTGAATTTGCTTGCGCGCTTCAGCGGCTTCTTGGAACCGTTTATTAATTGCCGCTTGTCCCGCAGCAGATTGCTTTAACTGATCCAGTGTCCACATCTCTTCTTTTCCGTCAACTTTGACGGGGATGAGATTGGTGTCTTCAGCTTGTGCCTCTACTAGGTCTTCGTCGTCAATTTCGACATCATCAAGATCATCGCCTTGATCTTCGCTGGATGCCTCAACGTCATCTTGCTCTTCGTCTGCAACCTCAACTTCTTCAGACTGATCGTCATCAGGCTCAATCATTGCGTCCACAGCTGCGTCAAAATTATTATCCTCAGAAGTTTCCTCTGAGGGTGCGAGTAGGCTATCTACTGCGTCTTCTAGGGTAGTCGATTCCATCGGTGCTACGTCCTTTGTTTGCGATCCAAAAGCGTCTCTGCTGCAAGTGCAGCGTCAAGGGTCACTTCGATCTGGTTAAGCGCACGGATTATCGCGTGAGCCTCTTCACGGGCAGCCACGTCAGCTGCCCCACTGCTTGCAAAAACCTGCATTTGGTTTTCGCGCACACTCTGCATAAACTGCTTAAATGCAGTGTCGTTTTTCAAACGGCGGGCCTCGTCGGCCTCTATGCGTATTTCTGTTGTCATTGCTGTGGCATCCCTTGAGCTATACCGCCAATCATGCGCATCTTGTCCTGCTCAGCTTGAATGCGGGCTACGTCAACGGCCGTGCCGTATTCACCATAAATCCTTGCCGCGTCCACCATCAAGTCTTGCGCCATCTGATCCCGCTTGAGATCGTCGTTGGCCGCTGCCTTCTGCATTTCAAGTTGCAGCTTGGCCATGTCGGTCTGAGCTTTGGTTTGGGCCTTCATTTGCTCTGCCTGCAAGAATGCAGCGTTTGGATCAGAGGCTTGGCCTTGCTGGGCCTGTGCCTGTTGCTGCATTTGCAGCATCTGCATTTCAATCTCTGGCGTAATCGGCGCAAAGTAACGGTCAGCATTGCGTATTCCTGACACCGCCAGCTGGTCGGCCAGCGTATTGCGAATGTTGGTCAGGCTCACCAGACCATTCATCGGGCCATAGTTTTGATAGACCATTGTTTGCATCTGGAGGGCCTGGTTGAGAGCCATTGCCTTCTCTTCCTCACGGCCAGTGCCTAAGCCCACGTTAATGGCAACATCCATTGACTGGTTCCAAACGCGAGGATCAATAGGCACAAACATGCCATTCATCCGCATCATTTGCTCTTCGTCAACATTCTTGCTCATCAAGCGCAACATGATGCCAAATAGATCACGCATACCATCGGCAAGGTTGCGAACCATAACTTCAACCTGACCAGCTGCGGCCTGCACAGTAGCCTGTACAGCGGCCTTTGTGGTTGACTGCATTGCATCAGGGTCTAGGCCCATTGACGCCCTAGAAACGCCTGTCTTGCTCTCTACGAGGCCGTCTAGGTATGTCAGCGCGCCAAGTGTCTGCCCTGCAGTAAATGGAACGGACAATTCTTGGACTGAGCCGGGCGCGCGCATACGCACAATTGCGCCGATTTCGTTGTTGAGAACGTCGTCAATGTTGACCGCACCTTCGACAATGCCAAGGCGAGGGTTGTTCGTCATCGCCACGTTGTCAAGAATAGAGCGCAGCACAGATGTGGCTGCATCTTGGTCATCCATAACAATCTCGGCCAGTGAACGACCATAGAACGCGTGTGGCTCTGGATCGACCTCAAACTTGGCAAACGGCAACTCATCGCATGGCTCAAAGTCCAGCAATTCGTATGACGTGCCGCCACAGATTAATTTGTGCAGAACTGGTATGCCAGTGCCGTCAACGTCTATGCGCATATACGCTTCAGTCACGGCGACGTTGCGCATGGACGGGTCTTCAATGTCCTGATCTGAGGTGTCCATGTCGTAACCACGGCGCTCATACATCTCGGCTTCTGTCATATCAGAGCCGCTTTCAAAGCTATCCAAGTCCAGCACTACGTCTGGGTCAAAGCCCATTGCAATCAAATCGCCAGCGCGCATGTCGGTGCGGTGAGCAACGATATAGGCGTCGGCCAATGAGCGTGCGTCACGGTTAATGAAAAACTCTTCCGGCGGAACGCTCTCAATGCACAGCTCGCCCATATCTTTCTGGCGGCTCAGCTTAACGCTGTGGACTGGCATCTCAATTTCCATACCCATTGGATCAATCTCAATGGACATTTCAACCGTATGCTCCAGCACAGTCACGCTATCGTCTTCGATTAAATATGTGTATTCGTCGTCGGACAGGTCAGAAAACGTGTAAATCTCGGCCTCTGGATATGTCATCCAGTATGCTTTCACGATGCCTTGCTTTTTGACCAGCGCATCTTGGAAGGCGTCATTTAGCACGCGGTATCCGTTTAACCGGGTAAACTCATGGTGCATGAACTCAGTGGCCTGCTCAGCCATTGCCACGTCCTCTGGTCCGCGCGGCACAAACTCAACTGGCTTGGCTGTGCTGAGGAATATGCGCATCAGGCTTGGCTTCACGGAACGTACAGTATCCCGTACTTTTGTGGCGACTACCTTGCTTCGGCCATCCTCATAGCCAAGGTCAACCTCACCGTCATAGTAACGCTGCGCCTTGATGCGGTCCTCGCTGATTTCGCCCTCAACAAAGTCCACCGCATCAGAGATTGCGTCCTGCACAATGCCTTCGATTTCGCTGCGTGATTTTGGTTTAAGTTCCATTATTGCTGCTCCTGAGCCTGCAAGCCGCTTAATCTAGCAACTATGTCTTGGACTAATTCTTTGGTTACAACTTTTGAAGGCTCCGCAACGCCGCCAGAGCGAACTAAATCCTCAAGAGCCTTGCGAGAGGTTTTAATTTTAGCGTTGTAGCCCAACTTCGCAAAAGAGGCTGCCGTCATGCCCATGATTTCATAGGCGAAATTGCCGGGGATAGACAAAAGGGCAATACTCATCCCAGAGGTTAAACCGTTAGATGTAGGAGCCAACTTGCCAATCGCCGCTAATACTTTGCTGCCTATTGTGCCGTCCGCAACCTTTTTCAGCGCGGCTAATTCATCGGGCGACCAAAACGCAGCGGCCCTGTCGTTGTTGAGTATTTTGGTAGCAGCGGCCTGAAACGCCTCACCTGTTTTAGGTATTAAATTTCCCTTTTTTGCGTTTCGAGTTGCCTGCGTAAAGTACTTATCTAGCATCCGGGCTTTTGCGTACTTAGAATTTGCTGCTTTCGCGGCCTGCATAAGCGCAGCATCTTTACTTCCGTCGGCAAGAACGTCGTCCATTTTCTTCAGCATTGACAAGACCTCTGGCGCGTCCGGCGCTGTCTTGTATATTTTTCCCAAAGCCTTCTGAAGCTCGTTGAACTTTGACAAATTCATTGCCCCAGACTTTTCAACCTCATCAACAAGGGCCAGAGCTTTTTCAACAGACGGCTTTGCTGATAGTATGATGTCGTCCATGTTTAGGACGCTTCTCATGTCCTGTACCAAGTATGCTGTCTGCGTACCTGTCAAGCCAGTTCCCTCTGATTTTAAAAGATCATACGCGGAGTTCTTTTCTGCCTGTAATGTTGGAAGCGTTGGAGAGGTCACGTTCTTTTTTTGAAACGCAGATAGCGTCTTGTTTGCCGCGTAAGGGGCGATTAAAGCTCCAGCAATCCTTGCATAAGGCTCGGCAGCTGTACCTTCTGTAAGCTGACCAGCAGCCTCGCTTCCAGCTCCGGCAGCAACAGAAGCCTGCATTAGCTTTTTACCGCCACCCAATATTCCTCCGGGTCCAACAAACTCACCTATAGTACCCGCAAATTGCGCAGGCACGCTTTTGCCCTTGTAGGCAAGAGCCTCGTCCGCGCCAAGAGCCTCAGTAACTTTAGAAGTAACTTCGCCGCTAAAGGTATCAAATGCCCCTCTAGGGCCTTCTTCTCCGTAGCGAGCCTTTGATGTATCAACGCCAAGGGCGTAATCAGCCAAATCGCCCAGTCGATCCGCAGCATAACCCGGCAACCTAGCAGCCATTTCTACGCCCTCTGGTATGCTGGTAATCCCGCGCGCAATGCCAGCAAGTCCAGCTTTAGCAATGTCCTCAAGCGCGCCACTCTCAACTTGCTGCAAGTTCGGGTAGCGAGTTACACCCTGCTCATCAACGTATGGCTCGGTTGGCGCGGGAGTTGGCTCTGGTGCTTGCTCTGCCTGATTGCCCCCAAGCATACTGATTAAAGCGTTGTACGCTCCCTCAGCATTGTCGCCTGTAACGTCATACTTTTTGCCATCTGGAGCTGTTATTTCAAAGGTAGGCATAAGTCAGTCCTATATTTTTGGCTGAATGGTGTAGCCGTTTATTACCGTTGGCTGCGGGGTAGCATCGTTTTCCTGATTGTTTGGATCGTAAACTTCAGGAGCATTTGACGGGTCAATACCCTCTGCCGCAAGTATTTCATGCGCATTAAGACCCTTTCTCATGGCCGAAACGGCCCTAGCTCTAGCTTTCTTTTTTTCCTCAAGTTTTGCCGCATTGTCTCCGACTTGAGGTATGTATATGTCACTGTAAAAAACCCACTCAGTTGGCGTAACCGCAGCACCAGTGTCTTTGCGCAAAATTGGAGCAAGAAAGTCTTTTCCAAGAACTTGAGCCTTTTGGAACTCGTCTGATTGTGCATAACGACCAAGTCCTGTGGGGTCTTTTTCTAAAATAGAGTCTCTCACGCTTGTCAAGGAGTCCGCAACTGGATCAAAAAGATTTAGCGCACGCTTAGACCTGTCGTAAAATCCAACATTTTTTGACTGAGATTCAGTCATTGGCTTCCCAGCCGATTCACCCTGCACAAACTCAAAGCCTCCGTCAGGAGTGGTTCTAATGCTCATTTTATTTTTATTTAAAAATGATTGGACTGACGCATTGTACTGGTCTTTACTAATATTTCCAGCCTGCAAGTCTGCATTTAACTTTGCAAACTCGCTATAAAGTTTAGGCGATGCCGGAGCTTTAAGCCCAGCCTTATATCCAATCAAATCCTTTTGCCTCTGGAACGCAGTGTCAGCAGCCTTCTCACTCTGCAAAACACTAAACGCTTCTCTTGCGCCAATTGTGTTATTCATCACGGCATTTGCTAAATCGTCACGCCCCTGCTTGCGAAGCATGTCAACAGTTTTGTTTTTCGACATGCTTGCCGCACGCTGAACGCCCTGCTGGCGTATGCCCTCGCCGCCACGCAAGTCTTTCAGAATTAACGGGTCAAGCGCCGCAGCAAAGTTTTGCAGCGGGCTAAGTCCAGTGTCTTCGTCAGTTTTCATGGCTTTATCAAATAAGCCAAGGAGACCGCCACGCGGTTGACTTGGCTGCTGCGGATTCATAACCATTTACTTTTTTAAACCTCCAATTGCATTTGCCCCGAGCTGCAAATAATTAAACAAGCCGGGCTGCATACTTTGCGTAGTGGTTTGCGGCGTTGGCGTAACGCCAAGCGCAGCCAGCGGTGCTTGAAGCGCTTGCTGTGGCGCGCCAGTGTAGCCAGCGTATTGACCTTTGGCAGCGTCGATAAGCGCCTGCTGAATGCCCTGCTGAAGCAACCCAGCTTGCTGCTGCTGCTGCTGAATAGTTTGACCCGTTTGGAACGCTTGCTGACCCAAGCCGCCGAGCTGGGATGCTGCGCCCAGTCGAGCCTGACGATCTGCCATCGCAGCCTGCAGCGCTTGGCTGTAGTTTTGCTGACGCTGCTGCGCCGCAATATCGCCTGCCATGCGGCCGTACTCGCCAGCCATCACACCTTCGGCAACGCCCTGACGTGAGCCGCCAAATGCGCCCGCCGCAGTTGCCTGCGCGCCAAGTGTGTTCATGGCCATTTGACGTTGACGTTCAATGTCTTGCTGCGTCCGATCTATGACCGCGCTGGTGTACGGGTTGGCATACGCGCCAACATTTAGCGGACCCTGCATGGCTTGCTGTGTGCCTTGCATCGCTTGCTGCAAACCGCCCGCTGCTGCTTGGTTCACATTGAATTGACCCTGCGGAGCCATAGGGGCAAATTGACCCTGCTGTGGCATTGCTTGAGGTTGCATTGTTTGTGCTGGTGCTGCGCCTGCCATTTTATGAATCCTTCTTTACTAGGCCAACTGCAAAGAATTGGGCTGTGCGGGCTGCAAAGTGAATAGCGCCCTTAATTGTACGTTTCTTGCCGCGAGCAAAGTCAATATAATTACGAAACTCTTGGTAATGATCGGCGGCCTTGCCTTGTTCAATCTTGCTGCGGCCAAGGTGACGATAGCCTCTGCGGATTGCTTCGCCCCACCACTTGCCGTGCAGAACTTGCATACACCACACAACGGCTTCGCGCTTGGTGGCTGGTGAAAACGCGCCTGAGTTAACTGCGTGGGTTGCAACTACGCAACCGTCGTTGCTGCTTCCAGCATAACCGCTATCAGTACTGCTGTCCTTTGCGCCAGATCCAATGTTAAGCGCTCGAGATATTGCGTTTCCGGGAAGGTCAACTTCATCTGGGGTGGGTGGAGCAAGTGTGCCACTAGAATTTGAACCGTTGTAACTAGAGCTAAAAGCAGTCGGATCAAAGTCATACCCTCCAGAGCTTGCTTGACCAGAAATGGGGTTCACAATACTCATACTTGGATTGTAGGTTGACCCGCCAGACGCAGCAAAGTCTTTGCCTTGCTGCCCCATTGCATACTCTGGAGAAACAGAAGCAACAATATTGTCAGCTATATTTCCAGTAATACCGGGAATGGGCGTAAAGTCACCACTCAAGCCTCCAGTAACAAGCGAGCCACCGTATGAGCTTGCGCTAGACGGGCTTTTAAATGAAGGCTCAACATTAAATAAACCTTTGCCAGCGTCGATAATGTTGCTGTTAGCATCTCCAGTAATGCTCATTGCCAAATCATCTTGAGCAATTCTTGCTGCGACGTTGGCTGGGTCATTAACATACGCTTGCTGCTCTGCCGTTAGCGTGTCTGTCATTGGGTTGTAACCGCTACCGGGGGCTACAATGTTACCAAGCTGCATTGTTTCGCCTTGCGTCAGTGTAGAGCTTGGAGGGCGCTGCAATGCAGCAATATTTAATTGGTTCTGGCGCTCTGCCGCAGCTTGATCCGCCATCGTGCCATAGCTGGTGTAATCAATCGGAGCGAAGTTGCCAGCCGTTGCGCCGCCAGTATAAGGATTAATAAAAAAGCTATCAATGTAAGCCTTCTGGCCTGGGCGACGCTCACCCAATGTCTGCAAGGCTCCCTCATAGATTGGGGCAGAGGAATACCCCTGCACGCCGCCTGCGTAAGTTGTCGCTGGCCCCATGCCGCCCATAATGTCTTGCTGGGTAGTTGGAGCCGCCATGCCGAACGCGCCAGCTGTGTCGGCAATGTTTTGAAAACCAGCCTGTTGCATTGGTGTGAACGCAGCAACGTCTGGGCCGTAGTACGGCGTATAGCCGATCTGCGAAATGCGCTCGGCTTTGTTTAGGTTGCGCCGTGCAGCGGCCTCAATGTATTCTGGGATTGTAACCGATGAGGTTGTTGATCCACCTTTTGACATTATTCAAACTCCTTAACATATGACGTGTGTAATGGCTTCCAGCCGTGCTTCGCCAATGGTTTTTTCCAGCCAAAACGTCCCGTCATAGTCAATGCTGTGCATCCTTGCGCTTTGGCCCACTCTATCACATCGTTGTGCATATCCAAAATCTGATCCAATTCACCGCCGCCAAGGAACACGTTTAACAACTTCTTTCGCGGATATACCACGATTTCAGTTACTATGCACCCCCTCGGCGCTGGCCACAACTGCAAGACACCTTTTATAAGGCCATTCACTATATCATCAAACGCATGGGTTCCGCCGCTGTACTTTAGGGCAGCCTCGATCCAAGGCCTGCATCGCTCTAGCTCGTTGATTGGTGTCATGTCGTTCATTAGGCGTGCGTCCTTGTTATTGACAGAGTGGACGCAGGAATAGCTGGAACGGGAGACGAGGCTGCGGTGTGGTTCAAGAAACCGCTGGTGCTGTCCATCATGTAATTGACCTCCAAGTAATCACCAGCGTCCACACTGAATATTTGCGTCCGAGACACAACCAATGTCGCGTTGTTTTGGTGCAGGGCTGTGGTCATTGCTGAATTCGACGCGCTAGTTCCGTTGATGCTTGGCCAAAAGTAAAAATGCACGGTGCTGCTAGAGATTGATGATATTTGCGCAGAGAAAGACAGCACATACTCCCCGGCCTCCTCAAATACAATCCGAGAAGCTGGTGTGCCTTGCGTAATGCCGTGGTTCCCTACGGGAGCGTCATATGTGAGTTTGTAAGCTGTGTTCGCAGCAGCAGGTGTGACGTCAGAAGTTAGTATAAAGTTTGCGTACCCATCAGACAAAACAATCTGCCGGAACTCATTGCCCTTCGACACTACCGGGTATCCGTTCACCTCATCCCAAAGTATAATGCCATTTTCAGACGGGTTGTCTGTGCTTGTTTTTGTAAACAAACGCGGCAACTGGCGGGACAAATAGCTTGAGAGCTGCCTGCCCCACTGCGCCCAGTCAGGCCCAAGTGGTGGGAGTACCGGGGCTGCCATTAGCGCTTACCCATCGTATTTGCCTCGACCCTCATTGTTCCGACTTTCCAAGAGCTTAATTCAGTTCCGTCAATTCTCATTCTGAATTGCCTGCCGCTAAACCTAACGGAAGTCGGGTTTGCCGGGTTGTATGGCCCGTAAGACCGCTCAACGTCATTTGGGTAGAATCTAGTTTTAAAGGTTAAACTTACATCTCCTTGAGTTACCTCGTCAGGGATTACCTGTGTAATATTTAAAATGTTGTCTCCAGCGCCTGCGCTTATAGGGCCGCTTTCAGCAAATATGCTTGCGCTGTCTACGTTAAACCCAACCTCATGCTCAATCAAATCAACGTCATCATTGGTCATAAATGGGTACTTAAACACGCCGCGCTGAACGCCAGAGGTTCTGTTGAGGTTGCCAATAAGCCAATGCTGTTCTTTGTAGTCAAACGCAACATAGCGATCAATTTCAATGCTACTTTCGGATGGGTAAAACCACCAAATCTCACCAAACTGGCCATTGTTCCAAGCCCATATTTTGCTTTGCTGGGCTGAGTTTATGTCGCCAAAAACATAATCGTGAACTTCACATGGAACCTCCTGAACAGAGTTTCCGTTAAACATATAAAACCCACGCTGGCCCATCCAGAAAACGCCAGCGTCAACGTCAGCAGAGGCTTTTCGAGATATGACGCCGCAGGAAGTTCCAACGCGCTCAAACCCGTAGACGTAGGGTGGCCCTTGGTAACGCGCTGTGTGGGCGTCAACATCTGTTAGAATGAGCGTCTGGCCTTTGGTGCGAGTAGCAGACATAATTTGGCCGGAGGTTTGTAGCTCAATGTCACCAGCCTCGTTGGCCGCCGCTGGAGTCCATAGCGTGTTGTTCTCCCTGTCGCACCAAGAAATCTTGCGGGGATTGCCGCCAGAACCAAGGGCAAAAATAAACCGCTCTTCCGTAACAATTAAGCTAGAGTTTGAGATAGGGGCGTTTGCCACTGCCGCTGCCTTAACGGCTGTATTAAGCTGCCACTCTAAAATTCTACCGTCAGAGCTATCACAAGCGACAAGATATTCTCCCCAGTTGTCGAGGCTCCAAGTTGTAGCCTCTGAATAGTTACCATAATCAGGTCTAGGCTGTCCGTAATAACCTGTCCCATAGAACCCATATCCGTATCCAGTCTCAACCTCTGCGTCGGCTCTGCCAGCAGCAAGGTCTGTAGGGGCAACGTCAGTGACAGTGTTTGATCCTGTCATTACATTTAGCTCTGTGTGCGATCCACCAGCAAGCCAAGCAGTGCCGTCGTTGGCTTCCCAAGAGTGCATCCCGCGAATTGGATTTGTGCTAAAGTTGGCCTTGCGCTCTTGCCACCCGCCAATTGGGCGCAGAGAGCCGTCACGCCAACGGACAAGGCTTCCATCGCGCCATCGGCCAGAGGCATCTAGGTCTGTACCGTTCCGATAAAAACCCGCTGGCACGTCAAGTGGTATAAGTGTCATTGATTAGCCTCAATTACGTTTTCATAATGTAGCAAAGCGCATAGTACGGCGGTAGGTTAGCGTTTGTACCGGATGATCCTGTGCTGTTTATGTTTAAGGAGTGGCTGTGATCCCCTGCGCTGGTCATGGGCGACAGGTTGCTCGAACCTGCAATATTGTTAGGCCCGTCGTTCCCCGAAATGTAACTACCGGCCGTGGCACTATCAAAGTTGTGAGGTATGAGGTGGGTGTGCGCACCAGTCGTGTTTGTAGTTCCGCTGTGCGTGTGGTCAACCACAATAGCGTCAGCCGATCCGCCTGTGGCGTCTACGGCGTATGTGTCGCCTGCGCCCACAACAAAACGGTTGCGCAGGTTTGGAGTGCTGTTGTTGCCATCGCAAAGAACGTATCCAGATGGAATGGCATTTGCCGCCCCAGACCATAGTATGATTGATCCAGAAGGAACGGCCGCAACAGCAGAGACAGAACTTGTGAGAGCATCTAGCTGGGGCTGAATTGCGCTGGTTACGCCATCAACATAGTTCAGCTCGGTCGTGGAGGCAGTCAAGCCATCCAAAACGGCAATTTCAGCAGCAGTAATTGGCCCAACCAGAGTGTCAATTGCGTCCAGCGTCGTGTTAATAGTGGCACCCCAAGTGTCCTCTGAGCCGCCGACGGTAGGTTTTGACCAACCCTGATTTGTTGTATTTGCCATTTTAAGTTCCTCTAAAATCGGCCATTTTGACCACTATACCTTACTTTGTCAGCAATGGCTACGCCGCCTGCTGTTCGGTCCAAGTCGTGGCCGACGTTGATTGATCTGTCCAATTTGTAGCCGAAGTTGATTGATCTGTCCAATTTGTTGCGCCAACTGACTGCTCTGTCCACCTAAAGCTGGCCGGGCCAATCTGCGGGACACCAGTAACGATATCACTCAGCACAATGACGTGAGCCTGCGTCATGCTTGGAGTGCCGACGATTGGAGCGCCAGCGGCAATGCTTATCGGGATTAAGTTGCTGCCTTGGCTGATTGAGACAGTCGCAACTGTCGGCACGCCGCTGGTAATGTCAGTGGACGTTAGCGCAACATTCTCAACCAGCGCCGAATTGGCAAGGGCGGGAATGCCAGTGGTAATGTCAGTTGACGTTAGGCTTTGAGCGCCAGTTATAACGGGTGTACTAACAACAGGTGCGCCAGCGTCAATATCCAGCGCAGCTGCATTGTGAACTTGGCTAATTGTGACATCGCCAACGGTTGGTGAGCCGGACACGATGTCGGTTGACGTTAAGTGTACTTCCTCAGCCGCCGTTGCAACAGCAACAGTTGGAACGCCGGACGTAATGCCCGCTGCCGCTAGTGTGTTGACTTGGGCAATAGTGGAAGCCTCAACAGTCGGCACGCCTGCTACAATGCCAGCCCCAGCAAAGATGTAATTCTGATCTAGGTCAGGCGACCCAACAGTCGGCGCACCTGAAACAATGTCAGTTGCTGTTAGATTTTGGTCGTTTGTTGTTGTAACGTCAGCAACGGTTGGGATTCCAGACGTAATGCCTATTGCCGCCAGCGTGTGTTCTTGAGACATTGCCGCCGCTGCGACCGCAGGAGTGTCAGTTACAACGTCAACACTAATTAATGCGTAGTTTACGTCTATGTATGGAGTGCCAACTATGGGCGCTCCAGCCGCAATGTCTACGCTAATTAATGCTTGGTTTGCGTCTGCGTCTGGTGTGCCTACGGTTGGCACCCCAGACGCAATATCATCAGACGTAAGGACATGGCCCTGAGAGATTGTTGAGGCAGCAACCGTGGGTGCGCCTGCAACAATGTCATCAAGGCCAAGTGCTGCTTCCGCTATCGCCCCATCATCAGCAAGTGGAGCAGCAGCTAATGGGGAAAAGCCAAGCATCGGTTACTCCTTAAACGGCAGTAGACCCGTCCATGTCGTCCTGCGCCATTACCCAAGAATAGCACTTGTCCATGAATGCGTCACCCGATGCAGCCTGAACGTCATCTAGGTTTGCGTTGTAACGCTTAAAGTCTACCTCACGAGTGTCGTCAGTGGGTGTTGCTGTAGCGTATGCTGACAGATCAATCATCACGCTGAACTTTGGATCAGTCCCACGTTGACGGCTGATTGCCGCTGTCACGATGCGGTAGTAAGCGTTGTTAAAAGCGATGCCGTACTGGGAGGCACCTTCTGCGATGTTGTTTTGAATAGCCATTTGGATTCTCCTATTTAGGCGTAAGTTACTTCAGATGTGTGGATCGTAGAGACCCACCTGATGTTAGTTGATGCTGCACCAGTGGCCTCAATCTTTAGGCCACCGTTTGTTGTGTCAGCGGATAGTGCCAAGCCCCAGCCGGGGGTGTTGTCTAAGACAGTTGTTGCGCTGTTGACTAGCACTGTCGTACCAGCAGAACCTTCCCTGCGGATCAAGCCCTCGATCTTCCATGCTGCACTTGCTGTGCCTGCCGAGGCTTGCTGACGGGCTACGATGGTGCCGTGGAAGGCATAAGCTGAGTTGTTGGGTAGTACAATCTGATTATCACTAGAGGCTGTTGACTTTGTCGTTGTCATAGCCTCAGCAGTAGCATCCGTTGTGTCCGAGTATAAAGTATACCATCCGCCTTGGCTTCCAGCATTACCCATACCATATCCAGCAAAAGCCATTTTGCCTTTTATGTCGCCTCGTGCGCCATCACCTATAGCAATAGAAGATTGAGCAGTTGCCTGCGCATTCCAGACACCACGGCCCCCCAAAGCTATACTGCTGTGACCTGATGCCGTTGGGCTTATACCTAACGCTATACTGCCGTAACCGCTTGCAGTTGATGTGAACCCAACCGCATAAGAGTATGTCCCAGTAGCCTTATTTAGATACCCCACCGCCACCGAGTTAGCACCAGTAGCGCCATAGCTTGAGGTATTGTTTCCAATAGCTGCTGCGAAGCTGCTTGCACCAGAGGCGTAGGAGTTGCCGAGAGCCAAAACGCTAGTGAAGCCACCACTTACCGCTTTTGCGTTATAGCCTAAAGCAGTAGCATAAAAACCACTTGCATTAGCGCTTGGGCCTAAAGCTGTTGAGGCAATCCCAGAAGAAGTTGAATTATAACCAATTGCAATGGAACGTGTTTGTGATGATGTTGCACCATCACCAATAGCCACAGCATTAGTCCCAGTAGCACTAGGAGCAGTGGGACTAGAGGGGTTTTCAGCATAAAGCTCTAAAGCTGCACCGCCACCGCCACCAATAGCTGTACCGTCTAAGAGTAGGTCAGTACCGTCAGAGCTAAGTGTAACGCCGCTGCCTGAGCCTGTGTGATCTAATTCAATCTTACCCATTATGGATTTGTAACCTCCGATGTATGAACAGTGGCAACCCAGCGAATATTTGTAGAAGCCGCCCCTGTTGCATTAATTTGCAACCCACCCTGCGTTGTGTTTGCAGACAGAGAAATATCCCATGCCGATGCACCACTTGTAGCATACAGCTTGTTAA